ACAGAAATTATTTTTACGGTGGGTGAGGCGACTAGGCCGCTGTTTGGGGCTCCGCAGGAGGACGCCACTAAGGATGATCGGTGGACTCCGGCGTGGCTGTTCGAGGAATTGGGGTTGCAGTTTGATCTTGATGTCGCAGCGCCTCCTGGTGGTGTGCCTTGGGTGCCTGCGACTCGGTTTATGACGAAGGCCGATGATGGTTTGGCGTTGCCTTGGACTGGTTTGGTGTGGTGTAATCCGCCGTACAGCAACAGCGATCCCTGGGCTAGGCGTATGGTGGAGCATGGTAACGGGTTGCTCTTGGCTCCGATATCGTCAAACAGCAATTGGTCGAAGTTGTGTCATTCGTCGTGTGATGTGTTAGCTCCGCTTCCACAGTTGAAGTTTAAGTATCCTGATGGCTCGGAGTCGTCGATTAGTCATGCTGTTGCGTTGTGGGGTTGGGGTGATGCCGCTAGGGATGCGGTGTTGGGTAGTGCTGCTTGGGAGGGGTTTGTTCGTGGCTGAGCCTCGGTTTGCGTCTAAAAGGGTGCCTTCTAGGGCTACTTTTGGTGGTGAGGTTGGGGAGATGGCTGTGCGTTTAGGGACTCCGTTGATGCCGTGGCAGCGTGAGGTTGCGGATGTGTGTTTGGAGTTTCGTGCGAATGGGCGGGCGTTTCGGCACGATGTGGTTGTGACGGTGCCTCGGCAGCAGGGGAAGTCTGTGTTGGCTGCTGCTGTTGCTGCGTGGTGGGCTGAGAAGTGGCCTGATCAGCACATCATGTTTTTGGCGCAGACTCGGACTGCTGCTGCTGCGAGGTTGTCTGGTGTTGCTCGGCGGTTGGCTGGGGATGAGGGTGTGCAGTGGTATCGGGGTGTGGGGAATGAGCATGTGAAGTTTGGGAACGGTTCGAGGATCAGTGTTGAGTCGCCAAATATTCATGGTGCTCATGGTGAGTCGTATGATCTTCTGATTCTTGATGAGGCGTGGTCGTATGAGGAACATGTGTTGCAGGGTGTGTTGCCGACTCAGTCGGCGAAGCCGAATTCGCAGTTGTGGATGATTTCGACGATGGGAACTGAGGATAGTGAGGTTTGGAATAGGTATGTGGAGCGTGGTCGGGAGGCTGTGAAAGAGCGTGATGAGTCTGTGGGGTTTTTTGAGTGGGCTGCTGATTTGGATGCTGGTGATGATGTGTTTGATCCTGAGCAGTGGGGGCGGTGGATGCCGGCGTTGGGGTATACGATTGAGGCTGCGAACATTCTCCCAGCCATCGCCGCCATGAGCCCTGGTGAAGCCATGAGAGCATTCGGGAACGTCTTGACTGCTACTGATTCGGAGTTGTTTCCTGTTGAGTGGTGGCCGCGGGCGTTGAACGCTTATGAGGTTCGGCCTGAGAACGGTATTTCGTTTGCGTTTGATCTGAACTTGGACCCTGCCGGTTCGAGCATTGTTGCTGCGTGGCCTACTGAGACTGGTTGGCATGTTGAGTTGGTTGAGCGGCAGGGCGGCGAAGGGTCTGCGTGGTTGTTGCCGAAGGTGTTGGGTTTGATTCGGGATTGGCGCCCAGTGTCGGTGTCTACGATCGGTGGGGCTCCGGTGCGGGAGATCAGTGGTCAGGTGAAGGCGTTCTGTGAAAGCCGTGGTGTTCCGTTTCGGCAGTTGTCGATGCAGGATTTCGCTGCTGCCAGCCAAGGGTTGTATGAGGCGTTGCGGGTTGAGGAACTAACGCATGGGGATTCGGAGTCGCTGGCGGTGGCTGTTGGGCGGGTGCGTGTGAAAGAGGCTGGCGACTTGTGGCGGTTTGATCGTCGCGCTTCGAGGGTTGACGTAAGCCCGTTGGTGGCTGCTGCGGTCGCGTTGTATGCAGGTAAAGAGGCTGCGGCGAGTAAGCGCGATGCAGCTATCTGGTTTCCATCTGGCGGTAGGTAGCCTCAATAGGGTTGACACTACGGTGGTAGTGTTATATGCTTGTGGGGATGGGATTCGCAAGATGGTTGCGTGGCGAAACTGTGGCGCTGGTGGACGAGCCTCGAGAGGTTGACTCGTTCCATCAGTCGCTGCAATCACTCGTCATCTCTAGCGCTTTGCAGAGTCAACCACAGTCGACAGCTAAAGCGCTGTCTGTTGCTGCGATCTATCGCGCCAGGATGATGAACGCCGACACCCTCTCGTCGCTTCCGATTCGGACAGTGAATGGCACTGTGTTGCCGGCCCCGAACGCTGCTCAGGACTTCCAAGAGTTCGTCGCCGAAATCGTTCTCGCTATGCAGGACTTCGGCGACGCTTTCGTGCGTGTTGATTCCAAGGGTGACGCCACCGTGTTGCAGAATCAGCGTATGGATGTTGAGTGGGATGCGTCTGGTACGAAGCGGGTCTATTCGTATGATCGGGTGCGGTTGCGTACTGAGGGTGTTGCCCGGAATTTGTGGGTTGTGTCGATGAATCGTGGTGCTGCGGATTTGCGTGGTGCGGGTCCGATGCAGTCGAAACGTATCGCCGGCCTCATCGCGGAGCAGGAATATTCACAACAGTTTTTCCAGAACAATGCGCAGCACACTGGGGCGTTGGTGCATCCTGGGGAGTTGACGCCGGATGAGTCGAAGGCGTTGTATGACGCTTGGGTGGCTGGGCAGTCGGAACGCTCAACCGGAGTGCTCAGCGGTGGTTTGGATTACAAGCCTATGTCGTTCAACCCGTCGGATTCGGAGTGGACTGATACTCATTTGGTTGGTATTGGTGACGTCGCGACGCTGTTCGGTATCCCGTCCACGCTACTCAATTACACACCTGGCGGTTCGTCGTTGACGTATCAGAATGTCGGTTCGGTGTATGAGGGTTATTGGCGGATGACGTTGGCTCCGACGTTTGCCCGCAGGATCGAGCGACTGATTTCGGCCATTGCCGCTATACAGGTCAAGTTCGACCCCGAGGAGCTGTTCCTTGCGACGTTGAAGGAGCGTGCTGAGGCTACGGCAACGTTGGTACGTGCTGGGTTTGACCCTGATGCTTCTCGGGACGTTGCTGGTATGCCGCCGCTTACCCATACGGGGATTCTCCCCGTGTCTTTGGAACAAGGAGAGCAGATATGACGATTCAGACGTTCAAAGCCCAACTCTCACCGGCTGAAGGGCGCTCCATGATCGCTCGTGCGATTCCTTACGGCGAAACCATTGAGCACAACGGGCAACAGGTCACGTTCGATGCCGGTTCCGTGACCGTTCCAAAGTCGGTTGTTCCGCTCACTGTCGATCATGGTGACGGTTCTACGGACCGCATTGGGAAGTTGGAGCGCTGGTTTGATGAGAAGGGCGCTGGGTTTGCAGAGTTCACCGTATCGGAGACATCCCTGGGGTCAGACATCCTCACCCTATTACATGATGAAGTGCTCACGGATGTCTCCATCGGTGTCCTCATAGACGACTCGGCGGAGTTCGAGGACGATGCCGGAGTACTGCACAGATCGGGCACTCTTGACCACGTTTCGGTGGTTGGTAAGGGTGCGTTTGGTTCAGCGGGTGCCGGGAGCAAAGTGCTTTCGGTGCATAGTCAAGAGAAGGAGCCACACATGGCTGATGAGAAAGTAGAAGCAGTCGTTGTGGATACCTATGACGACACAGAGCTGGTCGCAGAGATTGTGACCCTGAACGATAAGATCGACAAGCTCGAAGCATCGAAGGTTGTTTCAGAGCCTGAGCTGTTTGAGGATATGAAGGACTTTATCCTGACCTCGCACTATGCCGGTGCAGGCAATCAGGACGCTGTTGAGAAGATGGCGAAGTCTGACCAGTACGAGATAGAGACGTTCGCAATGTCGAACGATGACACGACTACGGCTGGCGGTGTGGTTCCAAATTTCCTGCATAGCAGGATTCTTGGTCTGTTGGAGGGCTCACGACCTACGGTTGATGCGTTCCCGAAGCTAGACCCCGGCGACTACGGAATGTCTGTGGTGTTGCCGAACGTGACGACTGAGGCTGCGGTTGCGGCGCAGTCGGCTGGCGGTGACCAACCCAACTCGACAGAGATGGTGATTGGTACGTCAACGTTTGCTCTCGAAACATATGCGGGTGCTAACAGGGTGAACGTTCAGCTGATCGAACGGAGCTCGCCGCTG